CGGCAACAGGGGCTATGGTAAACGCACCAACGCGTGTTCAATCTGCCGGCTACTTATCAACCGGATCTGCTACATCTAAATTTGGCGGCAATCGAATAAGGTTTTCTGGGATTGCATCCCAAGCCACATCGTCATCTCTATTTGGTGGTAACAGAGTTGCATTCGGCGCACTATCTTCTGGCCCGTCTGGGCAAGCAATTTTGAGCGGCACGGCAATTCGAACATCTGGCGCAAAATCTGCCGCGCTTTCTACTGCTCTAATTTCTGGTCGATTGAAGTGGGAGCTAGACGCAGTTGATCAAGAGACATGGGTTGATCAACCAGTCGATAATGAAAATTGGGTCGAGCAATCTGTTAGCGCAGAGACTTGGACGCCAATCGCATAGCCTGGCCAAGCCAGAGAGGTGATTTTGTTCGCCGTCAGTTAATCTTAAAAAAGTTAATTAACGATGATCGAAATTATGGCGCTTGCCGCCACTGTAACCCAGATTGGATCTAGTCTTTCAACGGCGATCGGAGCCGGCAAGGATATTGCCAGCTTGCTCCCCCATTTCGGTAAGCTGGCGAAGCTTGAGACAGAAATAAACCTAGCAGAGCGCGGAAAGCATAAGGGGCCGCTGGGGCGCCTTACATCGAGCGAGGAAGAAGGCTTTGCTATCGCCCAGGCGAAACTAGCGCACCAGGAAACGATGAACCAGCTGCGCGAAATTTGCAGCGTCTATGGCATTTGGACAGTCGTTCAAAAAGAAATGGCGGCGGCGCGCAAGCGGCACAAAGAGGCGCTTGAGGAGCAAGCAAGGCGCCGCGATCAAATGTTTTGGGGGCTGAGTTTAACCGCCGGCGTTTTAATCTTTATCGCCGGATTAGCTGCGATGATTTGGGGCGCTGATGCCCTTTACAATGGCTGACCGCCAAACAGAGAAAAAACAAATATTTATTATATGATGCAAGAAAAAGCAGAGGCAGTTTTATGACAATCAGCATTAGCAAAGCCGTTATCGGGGGTAGCGAAAATTCTTGGGGGTCCACGACTAACCAGGCTCTTGATGACATCGTTGACGTTTTAAACGGTAACACCGCCAGCACGCCCGATCTTACTGAGGGGTCTTGGAAGGTCGGCGGCACGGCTATTACTGCATCAGCCGCTGAAATAAACAAGCTGGATGGGCTTAATGCGTCAGCGGCAGAGCTTAATTACACGGATGGCGTTACGAGCAATATTCAAACGCAGCTTAACGGCAAGTTGGGTGGGTCTAATGCTTCAGCTACAATCACGACATTAAACTCTACGACAGTCAACGCCACAACTGTTGACCTTGGGAATTGGACAATTTCTCAATCTGGCTCAAGCTTGAAGTTTTTTTATAACGGCACGGCGCGGTTTGCGCTGTCTAGCTCTGGTGCGTTGACTGTAGAAAACGATGTAACTGCATTTGGTAGTGCGTAATGACTATAACCTCTATAGATAATTTCGGTCACGCAAGCGGCGCAATATCTATGAGCGAATTGCGATCATATTATGGCCGGTCGGGCGCTGTGTCACTGAGTGGCAGCTTAAGCGGCAGCACTGGCCCAGTGCCAAGCAGCTTACCTTCTTCTGGTAGCGCGATATCAGTATCTAATTTTCGCAGCAAAAATAGAATATTGAGAAAAAAAGGTTCAACGCAAACGATTATTAGCGGGGCTTCTTGGTCGCCAGCACAATCAGGTTGCGTTCAATACAATGTATATGTTGTTGGCGGCGGCGGCTCTGGCGGGGGGCACTCAACTGATAGCGGGCGTGAAAAGGTTGCCTCTGGTGGCGGTGCAGGTGGTACAGCTTTTCGTAGATATTCAGTTCAAGATCATGGCGTCACTTCTGCCAGTATTAGTATCGGCGCGGGCGGTGCGGGTGTTTCTTATCCTGCTAGCAGTGGTTACGCGATCTCAGGTAGAAATGGTGGCGGTACAACGTTTAACCCCAATGGGTCTGGTCTCACTATACTTGCGTATGGCGGCTCAAGAGGATTTGCTGGAAGACAAACAGCAGCTATCGGAAATGCATCTACTACCACCGACACTAGCTCTTGGGGTACTTGTTCTAGATCATACGGCGGCAGCTCTGTTGGGGGTGAAAGTAATTACACTGGTGGTTATGGCCCCGGTTTGTCTAAAGGCAGTGACCATTCAGGTGCAACAGGCGGTGGCGCTCCCAACTTAGGATCTGGTGGCAAAAACGGGCCAGAAGTTTCGCAGTCTGGATATGCCGCCGGTAGCCGATCAGCCGCCCCGACAAAGCCTTCCGAATGGGGCAGCAATGTATCAAATACATTCCAAGGTGGTTTTGCCGTGCAGCACTCTAGCGGTTCGGCTGGCGGCGCTGGGAACGGTTATTTGGGCGCAGGGGGCGGTGGATCTGCTTCTGAAAGGGGGGTGGGAAACAGTGGTAATGGCGGCTCTGGCGCTATATTTGTAACTTATTATGAGATAAACACATGACGCTTGTGCCGCTTGACATCCCCGCAGGTTTTTACCGAAACGGAACTGACTTAGAGCAGTCTGGCCGCTGGCGCGATGGAAGCTTGGTCAGGTGGCGGGATAACAGCCTCAGACCAGTTGGCGGCTGGCAAGAACGCAAGACATCGTTCTGCACGAATGTAGTGCGCGGGATGCATACATGGGAAGCCAATAACGGCACTGCCTATGCGGCTGGCGGTTCTTATAATGAGCTAAAAGCCATGACCGGCGGCGGCACTATTTATGACATTGCGCCGACCGACTTATCGACAGGCCGTGAGGACGCAGAAGTCGAGACGGGATACGGCTACGGCTTTTATGGTAGCGGGTTTTATGGCACTCCAATTCAGCAAAACGCAAACGCTGTTCCAGAAGAAGCCACCCAGTGGAATTTAGATAATTTCGGTCAAACGCTTGTTGCGGTAAACCGCGATGACGGCCGATTGCTTCAGTGGAGTTTAAACCCAGCGGTAAAGGCTGCGCCGATCGCAAATGCGCCGACAAACAACCTGGGCTTGGTCGTTACAGAAGAGCGTTTTATTTTTGCCTTGGGCAGTGGAAACCCGCGAAAAATCGCCTGGTGCGATAGAGAAAATTCAACCGTTTGGACGCCCTCATCTACAAACGAGGCGGGTGATATTGAGCTTGCTGACAGCGGCCAGATTATGCAGGGCATTAGAACGCGAGGACAGACGCTCATCCTAACCGATACATCAGCGCATTCGGCGCGCTACCTGGGGCCACCCTACGTTTACGGATTTTCTCGCGTTGGAACTAGCTGCGGCGCCATTTCACGCAAGGCTGCATCAGACGTTGATGAGGGTGTGTTCTGGATGGGCCAAAAGGGCTTCTTCCGGTTTGACGGCAACCGCGTGCAAGAGATCGCATGCGATGTGCATGATTATGTCTTTGGAGATATTAACACCGCCCAACAATCGAAAATTTGGTCTTTTCCAAATGGACAATACGGCGAAATTTGGTGGTTTTATTGCAGCGGCAATTCTACTGAAATCGATCGTTATGTCGCCTATGACTACAAGGAAGGCCATTGGCTAATCGGCAACCTATCACGCACGGCTGGCGTTCAGCGCGGCGTTTTTCGTTATCCATTTTTAGCCGGTCACAACGCAGACACTGACATCTATGAACATGAGGTCGGACTTAACGTAGATAGCTCATCAATCTTTGCTGAAAGCGGTCCAATCAGCATTGGCCCTGGGGAGCAAGTCGCGAAGGTGACGAAGGTCATTCCAGACGAGCTAACCCAGGGCGATGTTAATCTGACGTTTAAGACGCGCTTTTATCCAAATGACGCAGAGACGAGCCACGGTCCTTTCTCAACGTCCAATCCAACGCCGGTTCGATTTACTGGCCGGCAAGTGCGAATGCGCGTTGAGGGTGCGCGCTTGGCCGACTTCAGAGTTGGCAACATGCGCTTAGATATGGTGCCTGGGGGGCGAAGATAATGCCGTCACCCATTCTGCCACCAATCGGCTTTGACCTCACTCAGTGGGGCTTACAGCTGACCTCTTTCCTGCAAACTAACCTAGCGAAACTGGGGTTTAAAACATCGAGCGACAACCCGTCTGAGGATGGCGTGATTTTATGGGATGCCGGCAATAAATATGTCGTTGTCAGCCTCGACGATGCGTTTCGGCAGGTAGCGACCAAACAGGCCGTACCAAGCGCCAACACTGGATCGGCCGGCGATGTCGCCGGAATGGTCAGCTGGGATGCAAATTACATCTATGTCTGCACCGGATCTCACGATGGATCGACGGCGATCTGGAAGCGGGTGGGGCTTAGCACATGGTGAGGCACGCGGAATTAGGGCGCTGTAAGGATTGGATTGAGGCTGCTCTGGCCAAGGGCGAGGGCACGCACGACTTCTGGGATATCGTTGACGGCGTCTATTCTGGCCACATGCAGCTTTGGCCTCGCGCCAAAGGGTGTTTGGTTACCGAAGTCGTGGTATATCCAAAAAGAAAGATCCTTAATGTGTTCCTGGGCGCCGGTGAACTGGATGAATTATCCGACATGCACCAAGACATCATTAAGTGGGCGAAAGACAGCGGGTGCGATGGCGCCTCGATCAATGGCCGGCGCGGATGGGTTCGCGCGTTTCAAGAACACGGCTGGAAAGAAATACAAACGACAGTAGGATTGGATTTTTAAATGAGCGGTGGCAAGGGCGGCAGAAGCCAGCAAACATCAAATCAGGTTAATCGAGTGCCAGGTTACGCGGAAGCGATTGGCCTAAACAATCTTGAAAAGGCAGATGCCATCGCCGGCATGGGCCCGATTAGAAATTATGGACCCACGGTCGCTGCGTTCAACCCCACGCAGACCGCATCGTTTCAAAATACAGCCGACACGGCCAATGCTTTCGGCATGGGCGTGCCGGACGATATTATGGCGGGAATGCCAGCGGCTACTGATTTTGGCGGCGGCGTAATGGGTTACTCAGCTGCACCAATCGTCGATAATTCTTTAGCAATGCTTGAGGCAAACGATCCTGGTCAGTATGCAGAAATGACAGGCATGTACATGGACCCAGTTACCGGTGCGCGCCCAACTGAGCGCCCATATGCGCCGATCAATCCAGGCATTCTGGAAAACATTTTAGACGAATACGGGAACTTGAGGATCACATAATGAGCAACTCAGCAAATCCAATGATGGTTCAGCCTGGACAGGCTGTCGGAACAACCGCCGCGAACACATATAATTCGGCAGTCAACGCCACGAATAACGCGATGAACTTTCAGCCTGGCACGATAGCCGGCGCGGATCTCACGCAGTATCAAAATCCTTATCAGCAAGCTGTGATCGACAACAACTTAATGTCGATGAACCGAGCCAATCAAATGGCTCTAAACAATGTTGGCGCGAATGCATCCAATGTTGGCGCCTATGGCGGCTCACGGCACGGCGTGGCAGAAGCTCAAACAAACGCAGAGTTTCAGCGCCAGGCAAACCAGATGATCAACCAGCAAAATCAAGCTGGGTTCCAAAATGCGCAGAACATGGCGCAGTACGATATCGGCAATCAGTTTAATCAGCAAAGCGCCGTCTTGAATGCAGCTAATCAGCTGGGTGGGCTCAGCCAGCAAGGCTTTAACTATGATCAGACGATCAACCAGAACCTGGCGAATGTTGGCAATCAACAGCAAAATCTTATTCAACAGCTGATCAACGCTGGTAATGATCAGTATGGAGGCATCACTGGATATGCGCAAAATATGCTAAGCTTGCCTTTCCAGGCGATGGGCGCGGCGCCGATGTCCACAAGTGGCACGACAACCAGTTCGGCTACGAAGCAGCCAGGCATTTTTGATTATCTAACAGCATTTTCATCAATGGGTGGGGCGCGCTGATGAGCGGAATTCTAACCAATCTTTTGAAACCAGAAAATATGGATCGGCTCGCGCTGGGCTTTAATCAGCTGCGTATGGAGCCGGATGCTGGTTTGGCAACGACAATCCAAAATCGTCAGGCGCTGCGCCAACAGCAACAGGGGCGTGACGCGGCAATGGAATTTTTCCAGGGCAAGCCAGGCGCTGATGCATATATCGCTGCCCTGGGCGCTGGGGCAGACGGCCCAAGCACGATCCAAAGCTTTATCACCGCGCAGAACGCCGCGGCGCGCAGCAATGTCGGTAAGGTCGATCGAAATTCATCAATCGCGTTTTTGCGGAAGAAAGAAGCCGAAGGAGATACAGAGGCCGGCCGGATTGCAGATTTGATTGAAGCCGGTGGGAGCGCCTCTCAGCTTCTTGGTATTTATTACCAGGGAGAAGTGTCTGGTAAAGCAGTGCAGGGTATAAAGGAATTTGGTCGTGGCCTTTCAAAAGTTACAACAAAAAACAACACGTTTAAGTATTTTCAAAATGGTGTTGAGCTAACTGATCCCGCTGCGATCAAACAAGCTATCGCAGCTGAAAAGGCATTTGACAATGAACAAGCTGGCGACAAGAAGCGAGCAGAGGCAGAGGGTAGAGGCGAAGGAACTCAAATTGTAGACCAGCGCGCGGCCATTCAAGGCGTTGCCAATATGTTTAATAGCTCGAAGGAATTAATTGCCAAGCTATACAACCACCCAGGCATGGCGTCGGCTACCGGCACAGTAAACGGCGCAAGGGGTTTAGGAACCTTTGGAGCCAACAACGCGGCAAAAGAATTTATAACTTTGCACAACCAGCTAGCCGGAAAAATCTTTTTAGCAGCTTTCGCTGGATTAAAAGGTGGCGGTCAAATTACAGAAATAGAAGGGCAAAAAGCCACCGAAGCTTTGTCTAATGTCAATAGACAGTTAGATCCACCAGCCTACAGAAATGCGCTAGAGCAATATTTATTAGACTTACAATCACAGGTGTTACGTCTGGAAGAGGAATTGCAATTAATGATCTCCAGAGGTGACCGACCAGCCTTAGAAATGCCAAGCTTTGAACCGGATTTAGAATAATGGAAATTTCAATACGCGAGCTACGCAAGCGCCCAAAATATCAGACTGAACGTATCCAAGCGATGTCAGATGAAGAGTTTGCCAGCAAATATATTGCGGCGATGAAAAGAGACGGTGTTGATGTTACGGTCACCGGTATAGACGATCCAGAAGCGCCTGACACAAACGTATTCGAGGATTTGACCAAGGCTATAGGTGCAGGGGCTAACAGCGCCCTGGCCGGCATTATCGGCCTTCCTGGCGCGCTTACAAACACTGTCGAGATGGGAATGGATAAGCTAGGCCTGGGAAGCCGTGATACGGATAACCGCGCGTTTGGTTTTCCAGAAGCGACAGCTGCGATTAACCAGGTGCGTGAAAAGCTGCCACCATTCCTGGCCGGCACAGACCCAAACTTTCAGCCGCAAACGCGCGCGGGTCGTTACTTAAAAACCGGATCAGAATTGGCTGCATCTGGCGGCGCTGGTGGAGCGCGGAAAATGGCGCAGCAAGTGCTTGCACCAACACTTTTGTCAGAGGGTGGCAAAGAGGCGTTTGAGGGGTCTATCTTGGAAACGCCGGCGCAAATAGCAGGGCTGATGGTGGGCGGGAAGGCGCTAGATGTCGCGGAAAACGCCCTGGCCGGCGGCAAGGTCGATCCTAGACGATTAGAGGCCGTAGACACGCTGAGAACCGCTGGCATTGAGCCAACAGCTGGTCAGGCCACTGGACAGCCCAGCCTTGCGTTTGCTGAAGAAGCAACGCGGTCTGGCCAAGCAAAACGACAAGGTGCTGTTGATCAATTTACTGACGCCGCGATTACACAAGCAATCCCCCCATCGTTTCGGGATAGGGTTCAGTTTGAACCAGGCATGATGCCCCAGGGTAAAATGGAAAAGCTGCGCAAAACGCTGACAGACACGATGGATGATTTAGCCGCGCGCAACTCTGTTCCGATCACGACTGAGTTATTTGAAGAAGTTTTTGAGGTCGCTCAAGATTACAAAAAGAAACTCAGCACCAGTGAAAAATCTCCATACTTTGAAAAGCTGGCTGAAGAGATGGTCGATCTGGCCGGCGCTGGTCAACTAAGGGGTGCTGAGTTTCAGCGCATCAGAAGCGATCTAAGTGAGCTAACAACTAAAGACGGTATCACCAGGAGCGCAGCTGTAAAAGTGATCCGCGCGCTTGAGGACGCAATGGGCAAGCAGATTGCCAAGGGCCGTAATACTGAAGATATTGCTTTGTATCGAGATGTTCGCAAAGGCTATAGCGATCTGATGGTGCTAGAGGACGCGGCGAAAAAGAATAAAGATGTTGAGTTTAACATCACGCCCTCTGCGCTTGCGATCGCTGCCAGAAGCAAAGACAAACAATCGTATGTCTATGGCCGCGATACGTTCTCTGATTTGTATCGCGCCGGTAATACGATTTTAACGCGCGCTGATAACCCCAGCGGTACGGCAAACACACTAAAGGCAATGGCGCCTTACGCTGCTCCTGTTGCAGCTGGTGCGCTCACTGGCATGGCAACAGGTATCAATCCATTAACGGCGATGGCTGGTATGGCTATGGTTCCCCTGGCGCGCAACAAAGCTTTGCAGAGCAATGTTGCTCAAGAATATTTTAAGCGCACTATGCGGCCAGGAGAGAAAGCCCCAACAGCTAGCGTACCAGGCATCCTGGTCGGGCTCCAGGAGCTACAACAACAGATGCGCTAAAACGTATTCTTTTTTTGCTGTACGTTACGACCGATGTGCACCAGGGCGCCGACAACCTCAAGCTCGTCGGCTTCAAACCAACCTATGTTATCTATGGTGGGGTTCAGACAGGATAGCCAAACCCGATCGCCGGCTTGAATGTCTGGGTGGGAGTAAAACATCGCCCAGTCTTTTTCAAAGCGGAATAAGTAGTAACCCTCAATTCGCGGATCGGTTTGATCTTTATCAAAAAATAAACTGTCACCCTTTTGAGCGAAGGGCTCATTCCGACTAGAATTGCACGCAACACGCGCCAGGTTTGTCCACCCCATCATAAACCCTCGATCGTACTGAAACATTTCTGCGCTTTCTAAGTCTTCGACCTGACAGCGGGGATTTTGCGCGTTTGTCGTTTGTCCAAACGCCTGTTTGATTTTAAACATCGTTTTTGCCTGGGGAACGACATCAAAATTTTCAACACGCGATAAAACCGCTGGAGCAATCCCAGTTAGCTCAGCCAACTGAGCCTGGGTCATGCCTCTTTTTTCGCGTTCTTTCTTTACATCCATGACTTTCCCCTGCGGAAACTTTACTTTAATTGACGTTATTCTCAGAGTTTCAAAAATAAGTCCAGAAAAACCTCTATTTTTTTGAAAATTTTTCTTTTAAGTAATTGAAATCATTTAATAACTATATAATCAGCGATGCTGTAGGGTTAATTTTAAACTATTGTTTTTAAACAATTAAATAAAAATAACGCCAATAGTTTCAATTGCAGTTTCAAAAAACAGCCTTGAAATACTTATCTGTACAGCCTATCTTCAGGTAAGTTACCAAGGGGGAAAGTTATGAAAGCTCGCAAGTTTAAAGGTCACGTTTTACCGCCATATGTTTATGTGAAAAAGAAGGATTATTTGTACTTCATAAAAGACGGCAATTTGTGCCCACTGCCAAACGATCCATCAACAACTGAATTTTATGAGTTGTACCTTGCTTGCTTAAAAGACGAAATTACGGGGAGCAAACAAACGATGGGCGAATTGTCGTTGGCTTATTTTGCGTCTGAAAAATACAAAAAGCTCGCCAGCAACACCGCCAGCGATTATCGTTCAAAAACAAAATGGCTGCTTGAGCGTTGCGAAAATATCCAGGTCAAAAAGATTACGCGCAAAGATATCATTGCGCTGCGCGAGGCGCGCAAGGAACAGCCAGCGACCGCGAATAAAACGCTCGCCGTAATGAAGGTGCTGTTAGAATATGCGCTCGACTTGGGTTGGATAGATTTCAACCCTGCAAAAGATGTCGCTAAAGTAGAGACAACGACAGAGATGCGCGTGCCCTGGACGGACGAAGAAATCGCCGCGTTCCACGAGTATGCAGATCCACGCTGCTCATTGATCCTGGAGCTATGTCTAAACACCGGCCAGCGCCTCGATGACGTTCTGTCAATGCGCTGGTCACAAGTAACAAACGATCCAATCGCCGGATATGGCATTGCCGTCGATCAGCAAAAGACCGGTGCCCATGTTTTCATCCCCTTTACCGATCGTCTCCAAGAAATGATCCAGCGACTGAACAATCAAATCGATCAGCGCGGTTCAGATTACATTGTAGTAAATACTGCGCGCCCAAACGAAAAGCTGCACAAGACTTCTGTTCAGCTGCCGATGCGCAAGGTGCGCGATAAGATCGGCGTCAAAAAGACATTGCACGATCTGCGCCACACTTGCGCGCATCGCCTGGCTGAAGAGGGTCTTTCAGATGAATTGATCATGGCGATCACCGGTCACGGCTCAGCTGAGATGGTGCGCCACTACTGCAAGGCCGCTGCGCAGCGCCGGCGCGCCGGTGACGCGATCAAGGCTATGAATAAAAAAGCAGCCTAGCTCCAATCGATAGAGCCGGCAGGGGCGTCATCACCGATGGCGCCCTTGTCTAGTACAAGCTCGATTTTCTTGCCGTCCAGGACAACCTTATAAACCGTGCGCCCATCCTTCTCTAGCAGCCGGATTGCATCGAGCGCCTTTTCGTTTGTCTTGATGTTCATTCTTCTGCCTCGATCCGGCTTTTGTATCGGTACATCACCTCGATAACGCGCTTGCGGTTCATGCCCTTGAAGCTCATGCGCTTGATGATCTGCTCTGCATCCTTGCCCTGGCGCGCCATGTGAATGATCTCTTTGGTCGTATCGATCATCTCGCGCCCTCCCTGCTTAAAATAGCCTGGCGTGTTTTGCTTCAGCTTTTCAGATGTTCCATCACGCTCACGCGCGCGCTGACGCTCGATCTTTGCAAGCTCCAACCACTTAATTGCTGCCGACATTTAAAGCTCCTTTTTTTCGACTTCTCTTAATTTGGGAAGCCTGTATTTTTTGATGTGTCCTGGTCCGGTTGGAAGCCGCACCAGGCGCTTCTTTCTCACCAGGTCACCGATCGCCGCCTGGACCGATCGGTTGCTGATCTTGGTTTCCAGGCTGATGTCGTGACAGCTGCAAACGCCAAGCTTTTTGACCGCATCCACGATGTTGTCTTGCTTGCCCCTGGCGCTCTCTGAAACGTGCCCTTCGGGATCGTCGTAGTAGACAGACATATTGCGGCGCATTCGGCTATTCTCAACATCGACCAAGGGGCGCAGCTGCTCAGCATACAGCTGCTCAATCAGCTTTGATCGGGTGCGCTTCAGCGCCTCGATCTGGTTGGTTAAAGAGAGTATCTCTTCCTTTGTGTGCGTCATCGTAAAGCTCGCAAAGCAGACAAGCGTAGCCGATGATGTCCACGACACTATCGCGCTTGTACTGATTGATCAGGCGGCTCAGCTTCAAGTCCATCATCATCAGACAGACTTCCCAGGGCTGAACCTGTCGGCCAAAAGTTTGGCTCCAACGCTCCGCAAGGCGCGTAAAATTCTCTAATCCCCCGTAATCTTTTTCGCGGTCACCGCAAATAAAATCCAAGGCTTCCAGGGCCGGCGCTACGCGCGCAGCCTTCTGCTCAAATCGATCAAACCCCGATTGTTCGGTCATAGATTTTCTCCAGCTGTCTCTTTTCATTCACGCGCGCCATGATCTCGCGCACAATTTCTGCAAAGCCTTCCAGGTCGCTTTCCCAGATCGTTTCTTTGTGGAAATCTTCGTTGCCCATCGCATCAGCCAGCGCAGCTAAAGAGACAGCCACACGCACCGGTTTGCGGTCATATTGATAAACGACAGCCCAGTGCTTCTTTGCTTGGTCAGCGGCCTTCTGGGCCTGTCTGATCCATGCTGGCTGAGGGCCATTTCCTTTTGCGTATCGCTTGCATTCAACAATAAATGGGAACTCTGGATCTGAACAAATAACATCTCCCAAATCGCCCTGCCGATATTGCTCGATATCTCTTTTAAATGTCATCGACATGCCAAAGAGAAGAGTGAAATCCTGGCATATCTTTCGCTCGAAAGTTTTGCCTTTTTTGTTCCCATCAACCATTGGCCGGCTCCGGCCGCTTTAAGGGCCGTATGGTGTAGAGGGGCGCCAGGGATGGCATTGGGATAGCCACCCGCACACACTGCTCTGGAAGGCGCTGATATGCCTTGTTCTGATGCGCGTGTGACACACAATCATCAAAGCTGGCAAAAGTCAGCATTGCTACAAAAACAACGTCAGTCATCGTCACCATATCCCCCATAATCGCGCCAATCGCCGGCGTAATCCTCATCCTGGCACTCAGAGCAAACCTCGCCATCGTCGCAGCGAGCGCAGCCGTCAGCCTCTATCAGCCACCCGTCATCCATTTAATTTTCTCCTCCAACTCTAAGTTGTGAGCCATGACCTCAGACAGACTTTGGTTTAAGCGCCCATTTTCTAGGCGCTGACGTTTGATCTTTTTGCGCATGTCATTTGTACGGCCAAACATTTCGGTCAGCTGCTCGTTCTTTTTTGATAGCTCAGCCTGGAGCCGCTCGATCGTTTCCAAGTCAGTCATCGCGCTGCATCCAATCTGCAAAGGTGACTGCGCCCTTCGTGACATCTTGGATGCGAACGATCGCGGATCTACTCGGCACTCGATCGCCAGAAAGCCAGCGGCTCACCGTGCCAGGTGCAAAGCCGGTTAGCTCCACAAAATCGCGTTGCCGGCTTTTCGATAAATCCAAATATTCTTTAAGCGTCATGTGCCTGCTCTTTATAAACTTTATCTTTTTGACACAACTTTGCGTGTCGTTTTTTGATTATTTGCCTCGATGGCAAAAATACACATTGACGACAAAAGGTCAACTAAGCTAATGCTAAAGTTGTCAAAAAACAAAAGAGCAGAGAAATGAATAGAAAAACAATAATTAAAGATGCACTCGGCGCGTTGTCGATTTTTGGCAGTCTCTTTATCGCTTTGAGCATACTGACATGAGCGGCGAAATCGCAAAGCGCATCAAGCGCGTGGGCCAATTAATCCAGGAAAAAGTCAATCAAGAGGTTCAAAACAACCTTTTGCATGACGAATTGTTGATGCGCGCGTGCGAAGTTCAACAGCTGGCCGATATTCTTTTAGAACAGGCGAACACAAAAAATGAACGGCTTTGAAAAGTTTGGCATTGGCCATTTAAGCGCGTCTTCTATCAACCTGGCAAAGAACGCGCCCGATGTCTGGATGGCGCAAAAGCTTGCCAAGAAAAGATTTCCTGGTAGCCCCGCAATGACCAGGGGCATCGCAATTGAGGACGCTGTTGTTGCCGCGCTGGCAACTAACGTCACGGTTGAGCAAGCCATTGAGATGGGTCACGCGCGCTTCGACAAACAATATCCGATCGGCGACATTAAATCGACCAAGGAGCGCGCGACGATAGATCCATCAGTGCGGCTGAGCGTCGAGGCTCTGCAAGAATATGGCAAGCCTGACTTTGACCAGGCGAAGGCCGGATCTTTCGGCCAAGATAAAATCTCAATTGCGACACGCCTGAACGATGGCTCTGCGATTGAGGTGATTGGATATCTCGATCTTGTCTATGCGCAGCACGGCCTAGTCATTGATCTTAAAACCACCGGCCGTATGCCCAGCGTAATGAGCGCGGAGCATCAGTTACAGCGCGCAATTTATGCGCTCGCACGCGGCAACCAGGTCGTAAAGTTTTTATACGTTACGCCTAAGAAATTCTTGTTCCTGGAAGATGGCGATCCCACCACAATTTTAAAGACCGCCAAAGTCCAGATCCAGCGCCTCAATGACTTTCTGCTGACATGCGAAAGTGTTGAGCACGCGCTCGCAATCGTTCCGCACAATCCAGACAGCTTTTACTGGAACGGCGCGGAAGAAACCCGAAACGAACTGTTTAAAACATGAAAGGGAAAAACAGATGATTATCGATATGGGCAACAACTCTGGCTCCGGCACCGACCTTTACTTTGGTTGGGCTCAAAAGCCAGGCATCAATTTTAACCACAGCCAGGTGTTTTACACCAACATGTCCGGCCAGCCAAAAGAGGTCGTTGATGTCTCCCAGGGGCTTGTCCTGGACACGACTGAGCTACGCACGGGTTGGCAAGACAGTGATACAAACAAGTGGCAGTTTAACGCCTCAGTCTCGCAAATGGCGCCAAAGCCTGGCGAAAACTGGAAAAAAGGTTTTGCGATGCCCCTAGCAGTTGGTGCCGGCAAGGTCGCCATGTGGATGGCCAGCGGTGCAGCTGCCTGGGATATGATTGGTTACCTGGGACCACAATTGTCTCAGTGCCCAGAGGTCGGCCAAGTACCGCTGGTGATGTATGAGGGGCCAGCGGAAGGTCGCTATGAGAAATTTACCTGGGTCTATCCCAAGCTGAAGGTCCAAAGCTGGATGCCGCGTCCTGAGAGCCTCTCAGCGCGCACGGCGATTGACATGGGCACCCCTGCGCCTGTCAGCGCCATGCCAGCCCCACCAGCGCCTGGAATGATGCCACCGGCAACACCAGCCCAGGCACTGCCGCCTATGCCAGCGTCAACCCCACCAGCGCCAGCTGCGCCGGCATCAGGCACAACGTACTTCTAATTTGCGCGCTTTCCTCCCTGTGCGCGCAAATGCGCCGCGCTGATTTTTGTAGGGTTTGATCAGCGCGGCTACTTGGCCGGTGGGCCTCATCTTTCTCCAATGACACTCCCACCGGCCCTTTTAAAAAATAAAAACGAGCAGAAGCGATGGACATGAAAGAAGCCATTAAAGAATACACAAAACGGGGCTGGAAGATATTTCCGGTTGAGCAAAACGGCAAGCGACCAGCGAAGCGCAACAACGGCGCAATGCTGAGCTACACAGATGCGAGCACCGATGCAGATGCGCTGATCGCGTATTTCGAAGCGCATCCAGACGCTAACCTGGGGCTCAACCTAGTTGATAGCGGCCTGGTCTGCATCGATGTCGATGATTATAAAACAGACTGTAAATTCCAAGAATTTATGGTCGGCAAAGACATGCCACCAACGCTGACACAAAAGTCGGCATCCGGCGGCACGCACTATCTTTTCGAGGACGATAAGGTCGATCAATTTCCTGGCGAGATGTGCCAACAGGTAGATATCAAGCATAAGGGATATATCCTGATCGAACCCAGCCGGATAGATGGCAAGCCTTATGTATGGCAGACCGATGATGCGCCAGCAAAGCTGCCATCCTGGGTGCCCCGCAAGTCAACTGCGCCGCTCCTGGAGCAAGGACAGACAGGACAAAAACTGGACATGTCCAGCTTGTCCGGCATCCACATAGATTTGGCGCGCGGCACCGTGAACCCAAGCGATCTCATTGCGCAGATCCAAAGCGGCAATAACTGGCACAACAACATCGTCACTCTGGTGGGCTACTACGTTAGCCAGGGATGGTCAGCAAACCAGGTGCATGATGTTACCGATGGATTGACCCTGTCAGGCTGGTCGGTGGATCAGACGCGCCGTGAGGTGCAGATGGCGTATGATGGCGCTGTCAGCAAAGGTTACATGCCGATCGTGCCCAAGGCGCCAAGCGAGCTACTCAAAGCACCCGCAACCGCACCACTAAAAGCACAAGTAAGCTCGCAGCTGCTCTATCCTGGCGATGCCAGGCCCATCCTGACATCCAATTATTTGGTCAAGCGATGGCTCGATCGAGGCACGACCAGCGTGATCTACGGCGAAAGCAACATAGGCAAGAGCTTCTTCGTGATGGACATGTGCTACTGCGTGGCGGCTGGCATTGACTGGCACGGCTACAAGACAGTGCAAGGGCCGGTCCTCTACCTGGCCCTGGAGGGCGGTCTAGGGATGGCCAACCGGCTGTACGCCATCCAGCAAAAATACGGACGCAATAACGTACCACTTGCTGTCAGGCGTGCGCCGCTCGATATGCTCAACAGCGACGAGGATCTGCAAACGCTGGGCGCGCTAATCCAAGAGGTCCAGGATCAATACGGCCAGCTGGCCATGATTGTGATCGACACGCTCTCCAGGGCGCTTGCTGGCGGCGATGAGAATAGCTCAACCGACCTGGGGCGCATGGTTAAGGTTTCAGACGCCGTGGTCGAGCAATCCGGCGCGCATGTGAGCATGGTGCATCACTCCGGCAAGGACCAATCACGCGGGGCGAGGGGGCATAGTTTGCTTCGGGCGAGCGTATCGACCGAAATCGAACTGACCAAGATGGACGGCGTCAGCTTTGCAACGGCCACCAAGCAGCGTGACCAGGAGCCAGCTGAGCCATTCGCTTTCGTCTTAGACAGCATGGATCTAGGGCAAGACCAGGACGGTGATCAAGTGACCACGGCAGTGGTCAGAGCAGCGTCAGAAGAGGATGCCCAAGAAGCCAAGCAGAAGAAGCGGCCAGGCGGCAAAAACCAAGTAACGATTTGGAACGCGTTCAAGCAGCTGAAAGCCGACAATGTTGGGCAATCCAATCCTGGTGGCACGGGGTGGCCAGAGATTGGCGCATTTTGGTGCATCGAGGCCGACCAGCTGCGGGATTTCGCCAGGGGCAAGATGAGCGCACAAAACAGCCGGTCAGCATATGACCAGGCGCTTAATGCGCTTCTGCAAAGCGGCCTGATGGCCATGAATGAAAATCATATCTGGATAACAACAAAGGAAGGAAGACATCGTGTCTAATATGTTTCTGGTGCGTGAACTATTGGTTGAGGCCAAGAAGCGCACCGCTAATCAAGAAGTGATCGATCTGATCGACCAGGCCATTGCAAATAGTTACCGCGAATATGTGAAGAAGAGAGCGCCGTGCGAAACCCAGCGCATCACCAGGCACTTAGCCAATCAGATCCTGAATGACTACTACACAAACGAAAGGCAAAGCTGCTTAACCCTAGCCAATAAGTGGAAAGTTAATGCCGGCAGAGTGAGCGAGTTGATCAGTGGCAAGCATGAATACTCAGGTGTATGAAATGTATTTTTCATACACTTTTCATATCCTACGCAAAGCGTATGAAACGTATAAAAACCCTATAGGGTTTATACGTCATACACAGCGCCAGGTTTTCGAGCATGGCTAGAGGGGCGTATAAGGCCAAGGGAAAGGCCAGGACAAAGAAGTTCGATCGGTTACTGGAACCGGCCGCGACTAAGGAAGAGATTGAGGTTGACCTGGCGATAGCCGGCTTCGATCGCTGGGTGCAGCATCTTAATCAGAAGTGGGGCGTCGATCGACTGGTGCAGCTGGTGGAGCCTGAGATGGCTCATAGGTATGGCCAGGCATTGGGCGCGCTGAATGATGCACTCAATGCATGTGATGCAGCCCAGGCAAGGCACTGCGCTGATGATTGTATTAGGGGCATGATCAAGATGGATGAGATGGCAACGTCTGTCGGCGCAGTCGGGGCAGACGCTAGCTACTGGGAGTTTGAGGTGGACGGCGTGCGCGCAGCGATCTTACTCGACCAGGATGCATGGCCGAAGGTAGCAGCTGATCGGCCTGACCTTGAGCTAATCACACTGCATGAGGTTGGCGTGTATTACGCGCACTGGCGCAAGAGCAAGTTGGGGGAAGCGACAGGTGCAGTGAAGGCTGCATTTCCTTCGGCTCAGGTGACTAGCCTGGACCTTCCAGAGCGTGATCCAGCTGACGATCCTATCCCGTTTAGCTAGGACCAGGGATTTGCACATTGGCGCAAATCCGCGCGCGTGTACGCGAGACGGGCTGCATATAGCACCAAACATAACTGTGTATGCTGTATAGTCCCAATGATATCAGTGGGTTACGGGGTATGGTTTCAAAAGGGTTTCAAAAGCGGCCGATTTCCAGGCGAATTCGGAATTTTACCCCCCCCCTGGGGGGGTGCTTGGCTGAAAAGCTGGGCAAGTAATCACGCACAGAATTTTCGCCAAACAATGCGCTGAAAAAAATTTTTGCGTAAATTGGAAAAAAAGGATCTTTTATGGCAGGGAAGAAAAAACATCGCACCCTCATGGCTATTATCGATGAAACCGGCGGTGTCGAAAAAATTTTTGAGGAAATTTCGAACGGGCGCACCATTGCCTCGATCGCCCGTGAATTCCAAGTATCGCGAAACATGCTTTCCGGCATCCTCAACAAATCGGAATATCGGACCCAGCTGCGTGAGGCGCAACGCCAGGGCGCGGAACAGCTAGCAGACGCCGCTCTGGAGATCGCTGACAACGTGCCGGAAGAGAGCGCCGCAATATCTAAGGCGCGCGAGCGGATAGCCGTGAGGAAGTGGATCGCTTCCGCAATGGATCCTGATCGCTGGAACACGACCAGGGCCAATCAACAGGTCCAGGTGAACATTCACGCGCAGCACCTGGATGCGCTTAGAAAAGTGCAGAGCGAGGTGATCGACCATGAAGGCGACTGAGGTGATGGATTATCTGCGCTGGGCTGATGACTTTGCCCTGGTATGCCGCAAGGACGATCGTCTGGTGACGCTGAGTGATATTGGTGAGCAGGGGATGTATCACATGCTGATCCTGGCGGCTGATTGCTTGTCTCAGGAGATTGAAGAGGATTTTGATGAGCTATTAGAGGCGATGCACGAGGCTGACGAGGCTACGATCCACTGATGCCGGAAATTAATGCATTTGAGGATTTTGTGCGGCGCTACCGCAATCGGCCAGTCTTGTTCGTCCAGGAAGTTTTGAACTGCGAGCCTGACCCCTGGCAGAAGGAATTGATGAACGCGATTGCCAGCGGCGAGCGCCGTTGCAGCGTTGCTTCGGGTCATGGCGTTGGAAAATCTACTGGCACATCGTGGTTGATGTTGTGGTTCTTGCTGACCAGGTTTCCGGTGAAGGTTGTCGTAACGGCGCCGACATCCAGCCAGCTGTTCGATGCGCTGTTTGCGGAATTGAAGAGATGGGTTCGGGAGATGCCGGAGCCGTTGCAAAAGCTTTTAAATGTTAAGAGCGATCGTGTCGAGTTGATAGCGGCGCCTAGCGAGGCTTTTATTGCGGCGAAGACTAGTCGTAAGGAAAGCCCAGAGAGTTTGCAGGGCGTACACTCAGATCATGTACTTTTGTGCGCCGATGAGGCGTCTGGGATACCGGAGGAGGTGTTTTCGGCATCCGCTGGATCGATGTCTGGTGAGCATGCTCACACGATCTTGTTGGGCAATCCTACGCGCGGCTCTGGGTTTTTCTATGACACGCACCATCGTCTTCAAAAAAACTGGTGGACCAGGACGGTGAGTTGCCTGGATAGCCCCAGGGTTTCATCTGAATATGTTGAGGAGATGCGCGAGCGATATGGCGAGGGCACGAATGCCTGGCGCACGCGCGTAACTGGCGAGTTTCCGGTCCATGATGACGATACGGTGATCCCGCTGCACTTGGTTGAGAGCGCGATGCATCGTGACATTGAGGCGGCTGACGGCGTGACGGCGGTTTGGTCGCTCGATGTTGCGCGGATGGGCGACGATGCGAGCGTGCTGTGCAAGCGTGTCGGTCGGGTTGTGACTGACATGCGCGTCTGGCGCAAATTGGATCTGATGCAGCTGTCTGGATCGGTGATGGCTGAATATGAGGCGTTGCCTCCAAGTGAGCAGCCAGGGCAGATATTTGTGGATAGCTCGGGATTGGGCGCTGGAGTGGCTGACAGGCTCACTGAGTTGGGTTTGCCGGTCCAGGGGATCAATGTGTCCGAAAGCCCCTCTATGGGCACTCAGTACCTCAATTTGAGGGCAGAGCTTTGGTTTCGTTTGAAGGCGTGGCTAGAGGCGCGTGATTGCCGCCTTCCGCGCGATGAAAATCTATTAAGCGAACTTTCTGCCCCTAAGTATAGCTTCACCTCATCCGGTAAGATAAAAATCGAAAGTAAGAGCGATATGAAGTCACGCGGGATGAAGTCACCCGACATGGCTGACGCGCTTTGTTTAAGCCTCTCTGGGGATGCGGCGATTGCGCTGCACGGGTCATCTGGGGCGTCGAGATGGAACAAGCCTATACGGCGAAATCTACGAGGTGTCGCGTGAACTACGGTAAGAAACCAAAGCCTAAGAAGAAGCCCAAGGGCAAAAAATCAGGCATGTTTAAGTAATGTCTCTCTACGAGAACATTCAGAAAAAGCGCAAGCGCATAAAGGCCGGATCTGGCGAGCGGATGCGCAAGGCTGGATCTCCTGGCGCGCCGACTGCCAAGGCTTTTAAGGCTGCGGCTAAGACGGCGAAGAAAAAAGCCAAGAAGAAATGATTTTCGGTGCGCTCTTTTTGCTGTGTTCGCAAACTGAGTGCATGACGGTTGGCAGTCCGGCTTTTGGGTCTAGAGAGCAGTGCGAGCAAATGGTGCAGAGATTTGGGTTGCAAGCGATTTCCCGCAAACATCCTGGCTATGCGATTGTCGATTATCGGTGTGTGAGTTTTTTGGATGAGCAAGCGTAAGAGTGGACCAAGCCTGTCGGTCGGGCGCGGCGAGAAGCTTTCGGTAAAGCGCGGTGGCGGTCTGACTGCTAAGGGGCGCGCGAAATATAACAAGGCTACGGGGTCAAATCTAAAGGCACCGGCGCCTAAGCCTAAGACCAAGAAGGACGCGGCCAGGAAGAAATCATTCTGCGCGCGGTCGGCTGGTTGGACGGGTGAGCGCGGCAAGGCTGCAAGAAAAAGATGGAAGTGCTAGATGGCTGAGAAAAAGAAAGAATACATATCGTTTTCGGACATGTTTGATGGCGGTGGTGCTGGTCAGTCTGGCCCAGAATTTGAGGGCGGCGGGATCATTAGCGCGATCGGCAATAGCCTGGGCGGTCCTAAAATCTTTGGCGGTGCGTTTGCGAGCGGCGATGACGCGCCTGGCGGTGGCACGCGGATCAAGCACGAGCAGCCGGTTGGAATGTTTACCGATGCGTTTGACGGCGGTGGTTTTGGTTATTCTGGCGATTATTTCGAGGGTGGCCCTTACTCGATGATAGCTAATATCCTGGGCATAAATCCGATGGGGTCTGAGAACCTTGCGCAGACTGTTGCGCAAAATCCGCAACCGCAACCGCAACCGCAAATGCCATTTGCAACAGCGACAAATCTTGGTGACACGAATGATCCGCTTGCGGCGATAAACCAGCCGGCAGGGTTCCCTGGAATGGCTGATACATCTGGACCAATTGCAAGCGGCATCCCGACCTTTTCTGAGTTTACTGAAGGTCCAGGCATTAAGTTTTTAAACGCCAGAACGCAAATGCAGATGTATGACGCGCTCTATGGTCGATCGCAGCCGGCGCCATCGTATTTCACTGGAATGGACGCTAGCGGGGGAATGCGGGTATGAGCATTTACGATCAGCTGACTGGCGCGGCTCAAAATTACCAGGATTTTAGAAAGCGCGGTGGTTTTACTCCCCAGCTGTACGGCATCATAGAAAACATCGGTGATACTGCCAGCTATTTTCTGAGCCCCAGAGGGCGCCAAGCGGCCATGAACGTGGTCGAGGTTGGCGATATGCTTAATCCGGTCGGTGACACGCTCGATGGGATGCAAATGGCTGGTGAGGGCGATTATGTGGGCGCTATGGCCAACGTGGCTGGCCTTGCGATCCCAGCTGCCATTGTAGCGAAATACGGCCCTCAGACGGCGCTTGCAGCGGGTAAGGCAATCCAGGAAACCTTGACCGGCACCGGCGATAGCTTGGGCCAGGTCGGCGCTGATGTTTATGAGGCATTTATCCAGCGTATGAACCAGCCTGGCGAGATGCCGGCGGTTGGCAGTAACCTGGGGAATATTCCTACTTTCAATTTGCGAGATTTAATTGGAGCGCGTGTAGGCACGACTGTTGCTGACTTAACAAAAGCTGGCGATGATTATCGTGGTATTGATGCTTCAATAATTGATGAGCCTGAGCCTATGATGGGTGGCCCTGGTTATCCTTTGCTGCCAAGCAGTTTAGAAAATAATTTAATTTGGGCATCTGATGGCAAGCATGTTCAAACTAAAAAGTTAGCTCAGAAACCAGATGTTGTTGCAGTTACGGCAATGAACCCGTTGAGCCATCAATCAAATCGAAGCTTTTCAAATGCAACTTTAAAAACCATGCAAGCATATGTGCGCGATGGAAGGTTAGAAAAAGCAAATATCGATCAATTAAATAAAATGGTACGCGCCGGCACAAATGATGCGAAAAACTCAGTGCCTGGTCTTGATAAATTCCCAGGATTTGACAGCCCAAATATCAATAAATTTATTGAAGGCGCAACTTTTGAGCAGCGCAAGCGGATCACACAAATATTAGGAACAAAGAAGGCGCTGGATTTGGGCGCTCCTAACGTAAACCGAATTACGCAAGAAACATTGGATGATAGATTTGCCGGCTCAAGCCAAGGCGACAGCGTTTTATTTATCAAGCCTGATTTAAGCTTAGATCCTGTGAATTTAGAGGCAGAAGGTTTGCCTCAACACCCCTCTTATCGATATGGGATTATGGGTGAAGTTTTGGGGCAATTGGATCAACCGCTTTCAACATTTAATTTATTTTCAAAATTTTGGAATGATGCTGGAATTAGTGAACGCGGTAGTGCGTTTAACAAAGGTGGCCGAAGAAAATTTGATATGACTTTGCCGATCGAAGAAATTACCGGCGATAGGGTGAAACAGCTTGAAGAATTGATGCAGATTGAGGCTGCGTCTGGAAAAAGATTTTCAAATTCTGATGTTCGTGTTTTAAAAAATAGTATTGTGGGCGCCTGGAGATCATCTTTAGATAAAGTAACCGATGGGGGCATGTCACCGCAACTTTTTGCGGATGCTATTGAAAACAGCAAGTACAAACCAGCCTTAACAAATTACACCGCAGCTGATGTGGCCAAAGGTAAGAAGGAAGGTACTTTCGAAGCCTTCCAGCTGGGCGATGATGATTTATTTTTTGGCATCGATAAGGCGCCAGATTATAGCTGGATGGGTGTAGATGCTCAGCCTGGCGACAAATCTCTTGTCGGAGTTGTAAGCAATACTCCAGGCTTAAAGGGGCAAGCGGTGCCGGCTGTAATGGCCAAGGCTATTGAAGAAGGTGTTACGATGCTTGACGCTTTCGCGGTAAAGTCAGGTCGTTTCCCAGAAGGCTTTTTGCCAAATTATTATTCTCAATTTGGGTTTGAAGAGGCTGGAAGGATACCTTTCAGTAAAGAGTTTTATATTGAAGATCACGGCGAACAGGCGTATAAGGATTTGCTCCAAGCCTGGAAGTCAGATGGTTGGAGTGAAGACCAGGGATTTCCTGACCTGGTCGTAATGCGATGGAGCGGAAATGATGCAGACAGAGCAAACGCGGCGGCAAGCATTCGTGGAGCAAGTGCGCAAGGTACTAGGCCCACAGCTGGGGGATTTGTCGCAGAAGCAGAAGGATCTTCTGGATCTGGGGCTGGACAAGCTGTTCGCCAAGAACCGGCCAGTGACGGACGAGGAACTGGAAGGCCAGCTGGAGCTAGTGGAGCTAGCAGCGCCCAGGGAACTGGAAGCGGCGTACAAAGTATTTTCGGCTTAACTGAAGACCAGCTTAGAAACAGAGGTTTAACCTCATCTGATCTTTTTGATTTGCAAGGCGTGCTTGGCACTTTAGGCGCACGCTGATGGAACTCCTCAATCAAATAATGACTTGGGTCGTGGCACCGGTAGCCGGCTACGTTTTCCTTCTGCACAAGACTGTGCAGGGCAACAGCGTTAAGATCGCTGTTCTAAACGCAGAGATAGCCAATCTGCGTGAGCTACATGGACGGGAAGTAAAGGACATGAAAGTGAGCATGGAGCGCATTTTCGAGAAGCTAGACAACATCGAGCAAGCACTGCGCAAGTAATGTTTGATCCGCTGTCTGGGCGGGGCACTGCATCACGAACTGGTCGCGCTGGAGAATACCTCGCCGCGCATTTCTTTGAGCGAAAAGGATTTACGGCCACGCTGGCATCAGCGGTGGGCTTTGATTTAGTTGTCGCCAAGCAGGGAAAAGTGTTCCTGGTTGAGGTAAAAGCACGGTTGAAGACGAAAGTAGACCGACCAAATCAGATGCGTTTTAAACTTACATCTAATCAAATCGAGGCCGATGCGTTTTGCTTTGTAAACTTGCGTGAGCAGCTGATGCTGTTTCGCAAAATTGATGATGTCCGGCACAAAAACCAGGTCACGCTTTTGGTCAAAGATTTCACAGAAAAAAATATGCACGACAGCTTTGCGGAGATTTTTGAGCAATGACGATAGCATTTGAACGCATACTAGCCTGGAAGCTTTTACCCCGAATTATGATGTTGGTTATGTGCGTGATGTATATACGCGTGATCGAGTGGTTCATGTCTTTGCCGCAAGGCGAGGTTTCAACGCAAGCAACGGCACTGACAGCAACGGTTACCGGCGCGATGACTGGCGCCTTTGCGGTTTGGCTGGGGCATGAGAAATGAGTTTTTTAAAAGATCTTATCTCGCCGGCGACTGAGCTAGCCGGTAAATTTATCCAGGATAAAGACCAGGCGGCAAAGCTTGCGTTTGAGCTATCCACAATGGCCGATAGGCACGCCCAAGAGGCTCTCCTGGCGCAGTTAGAGATTAACAAAGCGGAAGCCGCCGGAAACTGGTTCCAGGCGTCCTGGCGACCTCTCTGCGGCTATGTGTGCGTCCTGGGCCTGACAGTAAACTTTTTAATATCTCCCATAGCAGCTGGCTTTGGCCTGACCATCCCCCAGGCCGACCTTTCAGTAATGCTTCCGATTTTAACGGGGATGCTTGGGCTTGCTGGAATGCGGTCCTGGGAAAAGAGCAAAGGAATATCCAAGTGAGTTTTAAATTCAGCAAGCGCAGCCTCGATCGGCTAAAGGGCGTTCACCCAAAATTGGTTGAGGTTGCCAAGATGGCGATCAAAACGACTGATGTTGATTTCGGCATAACGTGCGGCCTCAGAGATATGAAAACTCAAAAGGCGCTAAAGGCAGCTGGCCGGAGCCAGACGCTAAACAGCAAGCACTTGAAGCAAGACGATGGGTTTAGCCACGCCCTGGATTTGGTCGCTTATGTGGATGGTGAGGTTTGCTGGGAAAACGCGGTTTATGAGCGCCTGGGCGATCACATCCTAAAAGCAGCAAAGCATGTTGACCTGCCCTTACGGTGGGGGGGTGGTTGGCACCTCTGGGACGCGCGCACACGCAACAGCTGCGAGGAAGTATATATGGAATACGTCCGGCTGCGTACACAGGCCGGACGTAAGGTTTTCTGCGATATGCCGCATTGGGAAATCGGTCGAGAAGACGATTAATCCTTGGGAAATTCTGGTGGCCGATAGCCGGCCATCATCCATTCCATGACGCGGATGGCAATCGGGTTTACGGGCCTGGTGCCATCGTCGGTTTCCCACTTTCGGATGGTCCGGCCATTGACGTTAAGAATATGACCTAGCTCCTCTTGCGTGAGGGCCAGGTCGTAGCGGTGTTCTTTGAATTTAGCTGGGGTCACGAGTTAAGCCATTCATCATAAGTTTTAAGCGGCGCACCATTGCGCGTGATATCACCACCTTTGCCATCATCTGCGCAAGAAAGATAGATTTCATATTCGGCATTGTTAGAACCGCGATACCGCGTTTGAGTTGCTTGGGGCTTGAGTGTGCCGTCTGTGTAAATTCCGGTTTCCATAATAAATCCTTTGTGAGTTATGGGGCCGAAGCCCCAGGTGATTAAATTTCTTCTAAAGCTTTTGCGACCTGGTCACCTGTTACAAACCAATCGCTTACGCTGCCCTCAAGATTGAGGCCGCGTGACCCTTGAATGGTTGAGACGTAATATCTCGATACGAATTGACCTAAGATTTCGCCTTCTGGTGATTTGTTAAAATCGTAGCGAGCATCATAAAACTCTACCAACGGCTCATCTTCATCGTGGGTCAGACAATTGTTGAGCCCATATGCTTCGCCTTTAAAAACAATTCTTGAGTTGAATGGTACGTTGTTTGTGTTGTTGCCTAGATTTGTCATGTTGGCCTCCTAGCCGTAGTGGGCTTCATTGCCCTGGTGGGTGGGGCCGAAGCCCCAGGTGATTAATCCCAGATAATGTCTGAACCGCGTTTCCCGATTAAAGCGCGGATTGTCTGGCCGTATTCTTGATCCCAATCCGCTCCTAACGCGTCTTCTAGGGCATACAGAAATTTTGCTGCGGAGTAGGTTGTGCCAGTGCGGCCAACATACTTGCGGCTCTTATCAAGTGCGGTTTGAAAAACTGTATCGATCATTTTGTCTCTCCTGAGTTAGTGGGCTTCATTGCCCTATACATGTTATATAGGCCCATTGGGCCTAATTACAAGAGCGGCAAGTCAATAAAAGTGAAAATAAGTTAAAAAAACCGCCATCCAGAGTATTTTTTTTCGCCAAATGTTACGGCTTAGAAAATTTTTGGGGTGAATGCGTGGCTGAGCTTGAAGAAATGACTGACGAGGAGCTAGAGAGCATTGTCTCGACAGCCGTAAAAGACGCCGTTGAATTTATCGACGCTGAGATCACGCCGCGCCGCGTGCTGAGCCAAGAGATGTTTGACGGCCAGACGCGCGTGGGATCTGAGGAAGGTCGTTCATCTGTCGTGCGTTCTGTGATCCGCGACACGGTGCGTGCGGTCAAGCCAAGCTTGATGCGGATCTTTGCCAGCAACGATAAGGTCGTGCAATTTGAGCCCGTAGGCCCAGAGGACGTTCAGACGGCCGAAATGGCCACGCAGGCGATCAATTATATATTTGAGCAGAGCAACGCCTATCGGCTGCTCGATGACGCTTTCCAGGACGCCCTGGTCAAGAAGTGCGGCATTCTCAAAGCGTATTACGAGGACAACGATGAGCAAACTATTCACGACTATACGGGGCTCGATCAGCAAGCTTTTGACTTCCTTGAAAGCCAGCCTGATGTCGATGTCCTCTCAACTGTCATTGAGACAAAAGTTGAGATTGGCCCTGACGGTGTTGACGTTGAGGTTCCAGTTATTGATGCACGCATTGCGCGCCGCAAAAGATCGGGTCAGATCAAAGTAGAGAGCGTGCCGCCGGAAGAATTTTTTATCAACCGTGACGCGCGCAGCATCGATGATTTTTACGTTTGCGGCCACCGCACAGAGATGCGTGTCGGTGACCTGGTTGCGATGGGTTACGATTTCGATGAGGTCAGCGATTTGACCGGCCTGTCGGATGCAACTGATACCCGCGACCTGGAGAAATCTGCGCGGCGTGGATTTTACACCAATGACGATGATGACGATCCCGGGCGAGATCCGACGATGCGCCTGGTCGCGGTGACTGAGGCGTTTATGCGCGTTGATCCATTTGGCACCGGCATTCCATCACTCTACCGTTTTGTCCTGGGCGGCGGCGCCTACAAGATGCTGAGCGCAGAGCCGTGCGATCGCGTGCCGTTTGCTGTTTTTGAGGTTCAGCCGGAGCCGCACACATTCTGGGGCACCTCGATCGCTGATTTGCTGATGGATGACCAGGACAGCGCGACATCTATCCTGAGAGGCATCCTGGACAACGTGGCGATGACTAATACGCCGCGCCTCACGGTCACAAATGACGCCAATATTGATGATGTCTTAAACAACGAAATTGGCGCCGTTATCAGGCAGAGAGTGCCCAACAGCGTGCAAACGCTCAGCGTGCCATTTGCCGCCGGCCAGACGCTGTCTGCGCTGCAATATGTCGATCAAATGGTCGAAACCAAAACCGGCGTAAAATCTGACAGCCAGCTGCACCAGGACGCGCTGCAATCGACCACTGCCCTGGCGGTTCAAAGCCAGATGCAAAGTGCAGCTGCGCAGATCGAAACGATGGCGCGTAACCTGGCCGAAGGCGGCATGAAGCAGTTATTCAAGCTGTTACTACATCTGTATATACACAACACCGATGGCGCCCAGATGATGCGCTTGAATAATAGCTTTCAGCGCATGGACCCAACGTCCTGGACCGCTGACATGGATCTAACTGTCAATGTGGGCCTGGGAACCGGTCGGGAAGATGAGCGGCGCGCTGCGCTGATGCAAGCGATGCAGATGCAGCAAACCATCTTGCAGACAATGGGGCCGCAAAATCCCCTGGTAACCTTGAGCCAGTTTCGTAACACCCTGGCCGATCTTCTGGGATCTAGTGGCATCAAAAACAGCGATCGGTACTTCCAGCCGCTAACGCCGGAAATGGAGCAACAGCTGGCTGCTCAGCAAGCCCAGGCGGCACAAGCTCAGGCGGCTCAAATGCAGCCGCCAGATCCGACCCAGGGGCTGATGCAGATCGAGCAGATGAAAGCGCAGAATAAAACGCAGAGCGAGATGATGCGTCTGCAATTGGATGCGCAAAAATTCCAGGCCGATCAGCAAATGAAAGAGCGCCGCATGGTTCTCGATGATGACCTGGCAAGAGATAAGATGGTTCAAGATTTGGCGGTAAAGGTCGCCGCTATTTTGGGCCAGTACGGCACGGCGGTTGATACCGCATCGATAAAGCAAGAGCAGAATGCGCAGCGGGAGTTAGATGGATTTAGCAACTAAGGCAGCGCGCGTCAGAAGCTTTCTGCAAGATGACGTTTTTAAGGATCTGATTAGCAAGCAAAAGCAAGATCAGATCGACATATTTTTGAACCCAGGAAGTAGCCTGGATCAAATAGACGAGGCGCGCCGTCAAGTGCGCGCAATTGAGGATCTGATCAGCGGAATGCGTAGCGTTCTGACTGACGCCCAGATCGTCGAAAGAAAGACTAAAAAAAGAGGCTAGCACCGTGGATAACACGACTGGCGAATTAAATCCCGCCGACCCAAGATCGGTCGCGGAACATCTGTTAGTAAGTACAGAACCACAAGGCGAAGCAACTCCAGAGGAGACTTCAGAAGAGATTGTGGAAGAGGTTGAGGCGCAAGCTGAAACTGAAGTTGAGGATGAGGAATACGCAGAAGAAGAAGCGACACTTCCAGACGGACCCGAAGAAAGTTTTTTCAAAGTCAAAGTTGACGGCGAAGAGCGCGAGGTAACCGAAGAGGAACTGAAACGCGGATATTCTGGTCAGAGATACATCCAGGAAAAGATGCGTGAGGTCGCAGAGGCTCGAAAGCAAGTCGAGGCTCAAGCCGCCCAAGCGCAGCAAATGGAACAGCGTTACGCAGAAGCAATGAAAGCTTACGCGGAGCGGCTGCAAACGACAGAGCCAACGCCGCCAGACATCAAGATGCGGGAAACCGATCCTCTTGGCTACCTGGAGCAGATGGAAGACTACAGGCAAGAAGTCGATGCGCGACAGAAACTGCAATATGAGCAGCAAGTCCAAGCGCAACGCGAGCAGCAACTAGCTGCGCAGCAAAAGGCAGAATATGTGAAGGCACAGACGGCAGTCGTGCTGGAGCAAATCCCAGAGTTGCGCGACAAGGAAGCTGCACCCAAGGCCATCGAAATGATGATGGAAGAGGGGCGCAGAAGAGGCTTTTCAGACGCTGAACTTAAAGGGGAAAGTGATCCCCGATTTGTGATGGCGCTGCATGAATTAGCCAAAGTGCGAGCCCAGGGAAACCTGGGAACTGGTCGTGAAGTAAAGCGCGGAGCGATCAAGCCTGGAGCAAAAAAATCTGTCGTAAGCCAATCCAAGAAGCGAGCAGACGTAGCGCGTCAACAATCCAGGAAGACCGGCAAAACAGAAGATATCGCCGCCTTCCTTCTGACCAAAGGATAAAAGAAAATGGCAGTTAACAGCAATACCGTCGAAACTTTCGACGTCACGACGCTTCGTGAGGATCTTCAAGAAGCGTTAGAAATGGTGTCTGCAACAGATGCTCCATTTATGTCTGCAATCGGCAAGCGCAGCGTTTCAAATACTTTATTCGAGTGGCCTGAAATCAGCCTGGCGGCTGTGAACGGCTCTAACCGTGTTGCGGAAGGGGAAGCATCCCCAGGTAACGATGCAGCTACTCTACCTATACGGGTGCAAAACTACACACAAATTAGTGATAAAATGGTAGAGGTATCTGACACAGCGGAAGCCGTGAATGGTGCGTCTGACGCTCAGTCAATCGCAGAGCAAGTCGCCTTAAAGTTGAAAGAGCTTAAGCGCGACATGGAAACCATGCTCACATCGAATGTGGCCGCGGCAGCTGGGTCATCTGGTACAGCGCGCACGACAGCTGGCTTGGGTGCCTGGGTAAAAACCAACACCAACAAAGGCACCGGCGGTGCAGAGCCAACAACATCAGGATCTGGCAATGCCGGCTATCCTAATGCGGCCCGTACTGACGGCACATTGCGCACCATCACTGAAGCGATGATGAACGATGTCGTAAAGCAGTGCTGGGATGAGGGTGCAGAGCCAACCTTGATGATGGTTGGATCAGCGGTGAAGCAGAAGGTTTCTTCTACTTTTACCGGAAACGCCACTCGCTACAAGGATGCTGACGATGCGCGGCTTCAGGGTGCGATTGATGTCATCAGCACTGATTTTGGTGAAATTTCCCTTGTTCCCAATCGCTTTTCACGCGCTAGAGATGCCTGGATCCTGGACCCGAATTACGCACAAATCGCGTATCTCCAGGAAACCAAGCAGCAAGACATTGCCCGTACTGGTCACGCTACTCGCAAGCTGATCAGCTGCGAATATGGCTTGCAAGTGACTGAAAAAGGTCACGGCTTGATCGCTGACGTGCAAGGCTAAAAACAAAGGCGCCTGGGGCAACCTGGGCGCCTCTTTCTAACACTGAGGTTTTTTATGTTTGTAAAAGAACAAGACGGCAAAGTTTACATCAAAACGACTGAAAATGCGCAGCCGATTTTAGACGCTGTTCAAGATCAGCGCGCCATGCATGCAGAGATACCTCGCTTTAAAGACCGCGCGCGCCTGGTCGGCACGATCCCTGGCACCCTGGCGGCGCAGTGGTCGCTTGAGTGCAAGAGCGCACCAGGCACAAAAGAGTTTCTCGAGTATGTAAAAAAGAAACTGCAATCGGGCGACTATTCAAAGTTGATTGTGGAAGGCTACTAGATGGCAATCACCACTTATTCAGAATTACAAGCATCGATCAGCGATTGGTTAAACCGGTCGGATCTGACATCCCAGATCCCCGATTTTATCGCGCTGGCTGAAGCTGACATGAACCGGCGCATCCGGCACTGGCGAATGGAAAAGCGCGCCAATGCTGAATTAGATACTCAATATTCAACATTGCCAGCCGATTTTATTGAGCCTGTGAGGCTCTCAATTACTTCTGGTGACACTTACAAGCTTGAGGCCGAAAGCCAAGCGCAGCTGCTTGATAGACGGGCCCAGGCGGGCAATACAGCTGGGCTACCTAAGTATTACGCACTGACGGGCGGTAATATTGAAGTGTTTCCCAGCCCAGACAGTAATTACACGCTCGAAATGTTGTATATTTCGCAGATCGAGGCTCTGTCGGGGTCAAATGCCTCGAATTGGATTTTGCAGTATTTTTCGGATTGTTATTTGTACGGATCCCTGGTGCATTCGGCGCCATTTTTGGAGCAAGATCAAAGAATAAGCATATGGGTCGCGCTTTACGACAAAGCGATAGACGGAATTCTTGGCCAAAATGAAAATGCAAAATTCGGCGGCTCTGGGCTGCGAGTGAAAATTAGGAGCTACTGATGAGTTTTACAGATTATCTGGAAGATAAAATTTTAGATCATGTGTTTGGCGGCAACGCTTACACCGCCCCAACAACCCTTTACGTTGGGCTTCATACGAGCGCCGACAGTGACAGCGCGGCTGGCACAGAGGTTTCTGGCGGTGGATATGCACGACAAACCGCGGCATTCACAGTTAGCGGCACAAACCCGACTGAGGCGGCAACAACCGCTGCGATAGAATTTCCAACTGCAACAGCGGATTACGGCACGGTTACCTATGCAGCAATTTACGATGCTGTAACCGGCGGCAATCGTTTGGCATGGGCGCAGCTTACAGATCCTAGTGATTTTACGACTGCTTTGCCAAAGCTAATTGAAAGCGGCGATGTGTTTAGAATTTCATCTGGCAACTTGAAGGTAAGGCTCGACTAATGGCAACCATCGTAACCCGCGCTGGCAAAGGCTCACCGCTAACCCA